ATCTTGTATGGTTCTGTAAGAAAGTAAACATCCCATTCAGGGTATATGGATTTACTAACTGTTACTTTGCTAACGATGAGGAAAATAGAAGTTATTATCATTCTAGTAATAACTCTATTATTAAAGAACATAAGAGAAATGAAGTTTTCATTTCTGAGTCTTACCGTTTGTTAGAATTCTTATCTAGTGAAGGTAATATCAAAGAGTTTGATCGTCAAATCAGAACCTTCTGGCGTTTGACATGTGCAATGGCACGTGACATTACACATTGGATTGATGCTCCTCAAAGATTTCATTTGAGTGGTACTCCATTAGATACCTCTTTGATAGTTCTTCATGATATTATTCCTCAGTTTCAGAAGAAGTATGACTTACAAAAGGTTCAAACTATTATCTTAACTGATGGTGAATCAGAACCACTTTCTTATAGTGCTGAGACTGAGAACCCTTATACTTATGATAGAAAACTCTTTTGTAGGCCTGTAAGAAGTACTTGTACTTATCTTAGAGATCGTAAATTGGGAACTACCTATCGTCTTTCAGAGTGGACTGAAGGTACTGCTGCATTAATGCAACATCTTCAAGATAGTTTTCCTAATGTTAATTTCATTGGTATTCGTTTAGCAAGTAATTCATCAGTTCAAACGATGTTCCGTAGAAATTCAATTTATGATGAGAGGATTACTACTAAGTGGAGAAAAGAGAAAGCAGTTTCTCTTCCTATCGGTAATTATACTAAGTTCTTTGCTCTTTCTACTAATGAGATGAATAAGGAAGTTGATTTTGAAGTGAGTGATAATGCGACTAAAGCACAGATTAGAAGTGCCTTTAAAAAGTCGTTAAATAAATCGAAGTTTAATCGCAAAATTCTTTCTGAGTTTGTGGAGTTAGTAGCATGAAAGAGGAAAAGGAACCCAAAGTTAAGTTAAGTTTTGAGAGTTGTTACAATTATGACAAACTCAAGAAAGAAGGACTTATTATAGAGGAGGAAGAAGAACCTACTCAACATCCTATATGTGATATATGAACATTTTTGTTACAGATCCATCACCAACTATATCTGCCCAATGCTTACCTGATAAGCATGTCGTCAAGATGCCATTAGAAACATGTCAAATGCTTTCTATCATCTGTTCTGATAAATGGGGGCATGGATATGGTAAACTTCATAAAAAAGATGGTACACCATACAATACTGATAAGGGTGCTTTTCGTAATCATCCTTGTACAGTATGGGCAAATGAATCTATCATAAATGCATGGTGGTTACTTGCTCATGGTTTTGCTTTATGTGAAGAATATACTCATCGCTATGGTAAGGTTCATAGTTGTGAGAAAACTATAATGGAAGCAGGAAATCTTATACCTTTTACTATGACTAGGCCTTCTTACTTTACTCGTGCTATGCCCGATGAATATAAACATGACACAAGCATTGACACTTTTACTGCTTACAAGAATTACATTAGCAGCAAATCTTGGGTTGCATCTAATTATCTACGTGACTCATCCAGAAAACCAGTTTGGTTATGATTGATACTGATGTGAAGATCACTATCAACCTTAATCAGTTGGTAGAGGCAAGAGCAAAACTCTTAACCCAGTATGGGGATTATTCTGAAAAGATAGTAAGGGGTGAGTATCTTGATGGGGATGATATAAGTAAGATAGCATCTAAACTAAGAGATACATTGTCATGGGAGAGTTTGTATAGTATGATTGATAAGGCAGTTTTAGAATACGTGACTCACCCAGACAACCAGTTTAGATAGTGTCCACTCCTAACACCACTGAGTGGCATTTACCCTTATAATAAGAGTATCAAAACAAATTACATTATGTTCGTTGCTGACCCTAACATGACTGAAGACAAGATCGTCAACGATTTGAAGAACCTTTTTGGTAAAGAGTTCACTTTTGCTGACGTTAAAGGATATTGCAGATCTCATAAAGTTTCTGAATCAACTGTAATGAAACGCATTGGTAAGTTTCGTGTTGGTAAAGGGCGGTACAACTTAGAGCTCAAAGTAAAGAAAGAAGTTGTAAAGCAGATTGAGAAAGCATATGATGCTCCTGCTGCAGTGCAGTTAGTACCAGATAAAGATGATAAGTTTGTTCCCTTTGGTAACTTTACTTTACTTAAAAGAATTATCAAGTCTGGTATCTTTTATCCATCATTCATTACTGGACTCTCTGGTAATGGTAAGACCTTTGGTGTGGAGCAAGCATGTGCTCAATTAAATAGAGAGTTAGTTCGTGTAAACATTACGGTTGAGACAGATGAAGACGACTTGGTTGGTGGCTTTCGCCTTGTTAATGGTGACACTGTATGGCATAATGGACCAGTTATCGAAGCATTGGAAAGGGGAGCTATCCTCCTTCTAGATGAAATCGATCTAGCGTCCAATAAGATTCTTTGCTTACAGTCTATTCTTGAAGGTAAAGGAGTTTATCTTAAGAAGATTGGTAGGGTAGTAAAACCTGCTGCTGGATTCAATGTTATTGCAACTGCAAATACAAAAGGTAAAGGATCTGAGGACGGTAGGTTCATTGGTACTAATGTACTTAATGAAGCATTCCTTGAAAGATTTGCTTTGACCTTTGAGCAAGAGTATCCTAGTTCTGCTACAGAGACTAACATCCTTAAGAAGTTGTGTTCTGATGATAAGTTCTGTGCTCGTCTTGCTGACTGGGCAGACATCATTAGAAAGACATTCTATGATGGTGGTATTGATGAGATCATTAGTACTCGTAGATTGGTTCACATCATTCAGGCCTACAAGATCTTTGGTGATAAAGTCAAAGCAATTCAACTTTGCTTAAACCGTTTCGATGATGAAACTAAGCAAGCATTCTTGGATCTTTATGACAAGGTTGATAATGATGTTGACATTACACAGGAAGAGGTGTTATGATATGTTCGTGGAGTCTTGCATATGATGTACTTAATGGAACCCTTGACGAAAATTTTCCCCCTATGAACAGTTTCTCTACTGCAGAAGAAGGAGCAGAATGGGTCAAAAAGAATGGAGGTTATGAATATACCTCCATTAATAAACCAGACCCAAATGATCATAATGATCCAAGGAATTATCCTCCTTATGTTTATGAATCACCCGATGGTGGTAAGACTGTAACTAGGAGGAAAGCAGGTTCTTTAGATAAAGAAGTCATTCATGGTGATTATTATACCTCTAGTGAGGTAACTGAAGTTAAGACTGAATCAGCATTCAATGATTTTATGAACTCTAATAAACCAGAACCCAATCTAAAGTATAATCCTCGTAAGTATGAGGAAGATAAGTCTATTGAGGCCCTTAAGAATTATGTGGCATCAACATACTCTGGACATTATACTTCAGATCAAAACAATACACAGACATTGGATTTGATTCAGTCTGTGGGTGATGCAGAATCTTTCTGCCGTTCTAATGCTATTAAGTATCTTGCACGGTATGATAAGAAGGGACAAGCAAAACAAGATATATTAAAAGCAATGCACTATTGCTTACTGTTGTATTACTTCAGTGGCCAAACTAATGAAACTCCGACCCGTGGTTATGAAACTTTCTGATTCAACTTTGACATTACTGAAGAATTTCAGTAATATTAATCAGTCTATTCTGTTTAAGCAAGGTAAATCTCTTCGTACAATCTCTGTAATGAAGAACATCCTTGCTGAGGCTACTATCAATGAAGAGTTGCCAAAAGATTTTGGCATCTATGATTTGAATCAGTTTCTGAATGGATTGTCCTTACATAATAATCCTGAATTGGATTTTGAGAATGATAACTTTGTTGTCATTAAAGAGGGTAGATCTAGATCTAAGTATTTCTTTGCTGATCCAAATGTAATTGTTACTCCTCCAGATAAATCAATTGAACTTCCTAGTGATGATGTTTCTTTTGAATTAAAGACTGAGCAATTAGACAAATTGCTTAAAGCAGCAGGTATCTATCAACTTCCTGATTTGGCAGTTATTGGTGAGAATGGTGTTGTTAAACTTGTTGTTCGTGACAAGAAGAATGATACTTCTAATGACTATGCTGTTGTTGTAGGAGAAACTGAAGGTAACTTTGTTTTCAACTTCAAGGTTGAGAATATCAAATTAATTCCTGGTTCTTATGATGTAGTAGTTTCACAAAAACTTTTATCGAAGTTTACATGTCGTGAGCATGACTTAACTTACTACATTGCCCTAGAACCAGATTCTACTTATGAAGAGTGATTTTTTATGGGTAGAAAAGTATCGACCTAAGACGGTTCAGGATTGTATTCTTCCTGATAATATTAAGAATACCTTTCAGGAGTTTGTAAAGAAAGGAGAGATACCTAATCTTCTCCTTGCTGGGCCTGCTGGTTGTGGTAAGACAACTATTGCACGTGCCTTATGTGAACAGTTAGGATCAGATTACATTGTTATCAATGGTTCTGATGAGGGTAGGTTTTTAGACACAGTAAGAAATCAAGCAAAGAATTTTGCTTCTACTGTCTCACTTGCTGCTACTGGAACTCATAAGGTTATAATTATAGATGAGGCAGACAACACTACTCATGACGTACAACTCTTACTTAGGGCCAATATTGAAGCGTTCTACAACAACTGCAGGTTCATATTTACCTGCAACTATAAGAACAAAATCATTGAACCCCTACACTCCAGATGTGCCGTCGTTGAGTTTTCTATCACAGGAAAACAGAAACCCGCAATCGCTGCTGCTTTCTTCCAACGACTTAACCATATCTTGGACAGTGAACGGATTGAAGCTGATAAGAAAGTCCTCGCAGAACTCATCAACAAACACTTCCCAGACTGGAGAAGAGTTTTAAATGAGTGCCAACGCTATAGTAGTAGCGGTACAATTGATTCTTCTATATTAGCGGAGTTTAGTGATGTCAAGACATCTGAACTTATCAAGAAACTTAAAGAGAAGAACTTCACTGACGTTCGTAAATGGGTTGTTAGTAACCTTGACAACGATCCTAGTGTTATCTTACGCCGTGTCTACGAGTCTCTAACTGACGCAGTGGTCTCTCCTAGTATCCCTGCTGCTGTTCTTATCATTGCCAAGTACCAGTATCAGATTGCTTTCGTTGCTGACCAAGAAATTAATCTCTTGGCTGCACTCACTGAAATCATGTGCGAGTGTGAATTCAAATGAGTAGAGAAATTCCTACAAAAGAATACATGCAAGATGGATGGGATAGTGGCCCTATTGGTTGCCATCCATACAAACGTGGTAGTAGGCACAATAAAATTGGTATGACTATTATGTACATTTTCTACGGTATCGTACTTGTGCAAGTTATTCATGCTATGCTAGTATTACCATTCTTTCCTATTCCTTTTGCAATACTATTAGGATTAGGTTTTATTTACTATGTCGCTTGGAGGGCAACTTAAAATGACATCACCACAATTGCCACCATTACCTCAATGGGGTAAGAATGATAAGGTTACAAAAGTACGTGCTCAAGTAAAGAGTAGATTTTATTATCTATTCTGGGGTATTGCAACAGCATCTGTAGTATTAGGTCAACTATATGTTGGATCTGGATACAGAGGATTTGCTCGTTCTTTAAATAGAATCTTTGATACCGTTGAAGTAGAGGTTGGTAGAGAATATAATAGATATTATTAATGTTACTCAGTGAATCAGATGCAGTTTATGCTGCTGATAGGTTTATCAATTACTATTCCAACTTCAATCGTATTGATGACTATCTCAGGCATGTAAAGAAGGACAGGATGGATAACCGTTCTGGATCACTTTTTGGTGCTGATGCTGAGTTCTTTGATGTATTTGATATGCATCCTAATAAGATGGAGTTTAAGATTCATGTAGTTGATACAGATCCTAAAACTGCATCTAGGTATAACCAGTGGTTGTATTCTGAGACACTTAATTTAACAGCATCTAATCCTGTAGAGGAAGCAATACCAGGACGTACACATAAGTGGATAGTAGAAGAAGTTAATACTAAAAAGATAGTTGGGGTTGTTAGGTTTGGTTCCCCTACGATTAATAGCAAACCTCGTAATAATTACTTTGATAGGGTAGTTCCTCTTAAAGAAATTAATCCTTATTTTGTTATGGGTTTTAACATTGTTCCTACTCAGCCTTTTGGATTCAATTATCTTGGTGGTAAGTTGCTTGCTCTT